CCTCTTCCATTTACATATGCCATCAAGTCTACAGCATCACCTGTCAAGTGTTTTGACTTCATGGTTTGTGATGCACCTGCTGCAACCAATTCTCTTTGTTTCTCTTCTGTTCTCAATCCTTCAATGACACCAAAATCAACTTTGGTCAGTGTAATAGCCTTTTCTACAACTTCAACTAACTCTGGTTTTACACCTTCCAATTTGCTAATAGAACGACCTGACAATTTAAACATCAGTCTACTCCTAGTTTTATTTTGTTTATTAAATAACTTCTGACTAATCCTGAACGCACAATATCACCAATTGTAAATTCTACAGTAGCAAACTCTTCCATATTATGAATAATATTCAAGAAAGTTTGCATTCCTTCTTTTTCAACATTCTTCTGTAAATCTGTTTGAAAGAAATCACCACAGAACATAATCTTCGAATCTTGACCAACTCTTGTCATGATTGTATCAAGTTCATGAAAATTCAGATTCTGAGATTCATCAACAATGATGACAGCATTGTCAAGAGTAATACCACGCAGAAAACTGGTGGTCATGAACATCAATGATCCTTGGTTTTTCAGACGATCATAGAGCATGTTGAATGCTTGTTCATTTGGTTGTTCAAACATGAATTGTACCATGTTTTGATATGGTACTTGAAAAAGTGCAGTTTTGTCTTCCTCATCTCCAGGAAGAAAACCTATTTCTCTGGTGGGTACGGCTGAACGTACCAAATACACGCATTCATATGGTGTTTCAGGATTCAGCACATCTTTGAAGGCAAGATAAAGAGAAACGAATGTTTTACCAGTTCCAGCAGCACCATACAGAAAAAGATTTTTCTTTTCCTTGTATGCATTGAATGCCACCTTTTGATTCTCAGTAACTGGTTTAATACTGATTAAGTTATGAAATCTTACATCTTTGTTTTTATTGCTCATCAATCAACTCATGGGAATAATGAAAAACTATTTATACATTCTTCCATTTTTTGACTGCTTCAGCCACCTTGACTTCTCTAGCAGAACGCCTACCGTACCGTTCGGCAAGAGGTGTATTTGGATTTCCTTCGGCAATACGGGACATGACTTCTTTGAAACCTTGATTATTTTTAGAGTCAATAGAGCCGACAGAGGAAACAATAGCAAATCCATTAGGAACCTGTTCAATGTGTGTGTTAAGCGTAAGAAGTCTATCTTTCTCATTGATAGTAAGAAAGTCTTCAAATATTTCATTTGTTTCATGGTTAATAAATTTATATGTGGGCATAATACCATTCTGGAATGTTACGTTTTGTCCATTTGGCAAAACTCTTTTCTTTTATATAGTAGTTTCTATATGATGCAATAGAATCATTTGGAACTTTGCAATAATCAGGCATTGCAGGAGGTGGTTCTATGAAGGATTCATTTGAAATGTTTTTAGGTGGATTGATTAATATATTCTTTAGTTTTGTTTCTGTTAGATGTTCTCTTTCATATCTGTGAGTGTATTCTTTGCAAAGGTATTGCCATAACTCAAGTAACCACTGATAATGGCTAATGTTACTCCTAGTCCATATATTACTGCAATGATTAATATGACTAGCTTTATAAAGATTCCTTTCAAGTCTAGTATCTCCCAATCTCCATCTTTTGATGTTTCTTCCATTCTTTGTTTTGTCATTGTATTGTTCTCCATCTAATACACGGTGTGTTGTTGATAAAAGTTGTGCATATTCAATAATCATCTTTACTGTATGCTTATCACAATGCATCTTGGCACATTCTGATGCATCACTGGATAGGTAAAATATATTCATGGTTATCTCTATATCAAACTCGGACAAAGAAAGAATACATCAATAAAAAGCAAAAGTCAAGATATTTTTTATTGATATACCATAAATTTATAGCGTTCTCCTGCATCTTTGTTTTGACAACATTGACAAGGAAATCGTGAGAAATCCATTTCTTTTCCAGAACTTCTTAATTTAGAAGTATCACCAAATATTTCTACTAATCTTGTTATTCCTAGTTCACATTCATATATACGTTGATCAGCCATTTCTGGTTCATACACTCCATCAAAATAAGTTGCATCACCTATTTCTAGCAAATGATAACAATCAACACATACAAATATATCATCAATCTGTTGCATATTCTTTCCATACACCTGCGTGAATTAAATATTCTTTTCCATAGATAAATTCATATTCATAGGCTTCTTTTTCCCATGGTAAGTCTTCATAATTTTCTGATTCAATGGAATACTTTGTATTTTTCCAGAATACAAATTTCTTTTTATAATTATATCCAGATAGTTCATTCCTGGCATGTTGCTTGACATGAATCATTTCATGACAAACAGTTTCAACTATGTCATATAGATCAAGAGTTTTGTCTATTTCAATAAGAAAATCACGGCGAGAAAATGCATTACAAAATCCACAGACACCTGTTTCTTTTTGTAAATTGGAAAGGATGAATTCTAGTTGGAGAGTTCTAAATCGAGGAAAAAGTTTTTGAATCATGAATTTAGCAACTGATTCTATCAACAATCTCTTTCTCTTGGTTCCACCAGACACGATGATAGTATTCATAAGATTTCCTGAAAAGGTTAGTCATACAAATATATATTATCATCGCCTGATGGAAATGTCAAGAGAATTATTCGGGTAAAAATTTGCCCAAGAATTCCAGAACATTCTCTGGATTGGAGACCATGTATGGATCTTGGTCATAGTTGTCAGACCTTCCCGGCTCTTCCATCCATGCAGTCACAGTCATGTCTTCAATCACCGCTGCATATCTCCATGAACGGTATCCGAATCCAAGATTATCTTTGTCCACAAGCATACCCATCAGTCTTGTGAAAGTTCCACTTCCGTCAGGAATTGGTTTGACTTTTTTAATATTCAAATGTTCCAACCATTTGTTCATCACAAATGAATCGTTCACAGAAAGAACATAGACTTCATCTACATTGTACTGTTTGAATTCATCATACAATTCTTCATATCTTGGTAGTTGATATGTTGAACAAGTTGGTGTGAATGCTCCTGGAAGTGAAAAGAGAACAATCTTCTTTCCAGCAAACAGTTCTTCAGTTGTCACATCTTGCCAACGATAAGGATTATCACCACCAATGGATTCATCTCGCACTCTTGTTTTAAAAACAACATTAGGTACTTCAATACCAATCATAATTTATTCTCCTTGTTTAAGATTTAATATATTTGTCATTCCAACCAAATGCTTCTTTGACTACTGCATCAGAAAGTCCTTTATAGACTTGATGAAGCCTTTTGTCTTTTGCATTGATTAGAAGTTCTGCCTCAGATTCATGCAAACCCTCCAGCATTTGAATGAACATATCTTCACGTTTGAATTGTGGCAATTTATCATTTCCACCTTTAATAAAGTTGAAAAGACGTTTCGCTTCAAGTCGCAAAGATGTATGTTCTGTTCCAACAGGTGCTTCATTCTTCTTATAAGGAACATCACCTTTTGGAAGTAACCAAACAATGTTTGGATCAAATGATGATTTAAGAACCATTCTTAATGGCTCACAATCATATTGTTTCAATACATTGAGTTTTTTTGTTTTATTATTTCCATTGTTTACTTTTGTAAGAATTTCTGAAAACAATAGTGTATAAGTATCTTCTGCCATAATCTCCTTAAAAGTCAGATAATGATTCAGTCAGGTTTTTCAATCTGTTCTTGATGAAGTAATTCAAAAGTTTAGAACGATTTCCACATTTGACTTCTTTATATTGATCAACAATTATTTTTTGCAAATCAGATGGAACAAACGTCAAATCAATCAATCTTTGATTTCTTTGATAGTTTCTTAGCATTTCTTCATTGCAAAATTCTTTTGGTTCTTGTACAACAAGCTTGTCTATCTTATTTGCACCTAATGGTTTCTGTCTAAGATTATCAACAAATGTATTGTCTGGTGAAAGAAAGTTTGGAATTCCATCTCCACGGTCACCTTTCAGAATATGTACTTTGATATATTCTTCTGGATCAGAACCGGAAACAAACTTCTTTAATGTTGGACTGTATTGCTTGACAAACGAATGTGTTTGTAATTGAAAGAAATCCTTATCACTGGAAATTATTAAAACATTTTCAGGCAATGGATTTTTTGCCGTATGAAATATTAACGAGGCAATAATATCATCCGCTTCAGCATGTTCAACTTCAAGAACCTTATACGGAAATATTTCCCGTATTTCTTCTCTTATTTTATTTAGTGTTTTAAATATTGAATCCCAATCAAGGTCAGATGATTCACGATTTTTCTTTCTATTTTGTTTGTAAAATGGAAAGATTTCTCGCCTCCAGTAATTTCGGCCATCATAACAAATTACTAATTCACCATATTCATCAAAGAATTTTGAACGATAGGAACGAAGCGAATTAAGAACCATGTGCCGTACCATGTCTTCATTCACTTCATTGTCTTTTTGATTCACCACCTGCATCATCAGATTGGAGATGGTCACTTGATTCATATCAACAAGTATCATGCAATTAACTCACTCTAAAAATTTACGATGCTCCTCATCCATTTCTTGTGTCCACACTTCACCCATTTCAGGATAGAATACACCAACTGTTCGTTTTGGAGTGCCATCTGAATAATATGCTTGTGCCACACAGTGAGTTTTCACAAACTGGTCTTCGTTTTCACCACAAAACAAACCGTACCAATCGCCGGTCTTCAGATAGTTCTCCATTATACTTATGTAACCAGAAATGCTTGAAACAAGATTTTCAGC